GGTCTATTGCGAGGTAATTGGAAGAATACGTTATTGTTATTTGCTTCTTTGATTACAGCATTATTGTTTTCTAATACTAGATTAGCATAGTTATCAGAGTCTGCTGCAATACTAATTGTATTTCTAAAGTTATTGGAACCAGTCATTTGAACATCAAAAATATGGTATCTATAGTTAGCACCATCTTCAAGAACATTTCTAATTCTAGCTGTTCCTAAAATCTTAGAGTCATGGACAGCTTCTCCAGAATCACTGTAAAGATTCCACCGTTCAAGTAAACTAACATTAGGCAGACCTTTAATATCATTTGATACAATATAATGCCCATAGTTAGCAGCAATATTTTCATTTTCTAGAGACCCAGTAGTCGTCTGTGACCTATTCACATCAATAAGTGTGTTATCGGGTCTAGTAACTCTATAACCATTAACATATGCAGTTCCAGCAGAAACATCTAATGTAAATTCATCAGCATCTTTAGGTTTAAATTTAGATGAAAATCCACCTACTACATAGTTACCAGACTCTTCGAATGTTCGAGTAGCTAACTCCTTACCAATAACACTGTAGGTATTCTCATCAATTTCTCTTTGCAGTCTACCACTAATCAATCTATTGGTAATGATAAAGTTAGTATCTGAGTCTACAATACTTTCACTCTCAGCTGCTAAGGTAAGTGTAATTCTATACCTGTCAGCACCCGGTGCAGTTTCATTAGGAAGATCATTTTGGTTGTCATAAAGAGCATTGGTGTCATCTACAGTAACAATATCTTCTGTAATAACAAAACCAATGTTGGTTGTAGGTGTATTAGAGTATTTTGAAATAATTTTGCTCTGTGCTTGTGTCTGAACAAACATTCCACGAATAAAGTAGGCACCATCATTAACAGCGATTTTAGAACCTTTACCAGTTACAGGAGTATTTCCAGATATAAACACTTCAACTGAAACAGGTGTTGTTCCTCCACTACTACTTGCATTTGTTAATGTTCTTGTTCCGTCGCTTGAAAAGGCAAGGGTATCTGCACCTCCACTGGTATTACCCTGATCAATATAATCGACATAGACAGTTGCAGGATTATTAGTAGGATCAGAACCATCTTGTGCAATAAAATCAACTACTCTTGCCCTAATGTTAGTCCCAGATTCAGTTAAGATATCACCAGCATAAAGTGTTGGAGTTCCTTGAAGTCTTACATATTGAATTTCATTGTCTACTTGTAGACCACCGGGAATTACAACAGAACCTTCTTTGAAGACATTTCTACCAAAGCGTTCCATCTGCTTTTGAATGATGGTCTGCATTTGAGTAAGTTCTCTTGCCTGAAGAGCCTTACCAGAATTAAATAGAATTCGCTGGTAATTATCACCTTCACTAAAATCATCCTTATAAGTGGACGAAAAAGTATTTTCATTTTTTGTAATTGGCATTTTCTATTTAACCTTTATTAAAACTGAATAGTAATTTTAATGTCTTCTGTTCCTGCTGTAGTTCTTTCAACAGCAGCTCTACTCTCTACATATAACAAATCTCCAGAGTAAGGATTTACTTCACCATCAGAGTCGGAAAGAATTGTCCCTGTGTTAGCAGGGGTTGCTGAATCTAATAAAGGATCACCTCCGACAGTAAACGGCTTAAATCCTGTATTCTCATTTTGGTGATATAAGATTGTAGCAGCAGAACTTGAACCAGTAACTTTATCAACAAATGCTCTGGACTTAGGATCAGAAGTCCCTTGAGAAATAGGATTATCTACTGGAATACTACTAAGACCAGCCGCAGATGGGTCTCCAACTGTAAGAATTCTTAAAGCACTTCCTGTAGTTGCTGTAAAATCAGAATCAGCAGCGGACCTACTTGTTGGAAGTTTAGGATTTCTAATAATACCTACTTGTCTAAAGTCTGCACCTGTGCCTGTCAAGAAGTCACCTGAACCAGCGTCACCTACAAGTTTAGAGTTGAACATAATAGATGTTGATTTTAAATCATCTCTAGGGTCTGCTCCAATACCATACTCAGAAATAACAGGTTCAACTGAAAGTCCAGTTCCATTACCACCGGAGAATGAAATACTTGCATGGTCATACTCAGACCCAAATGGGAAACCTCCGGCAGAATCATCCACATTTACTGCTACTACTGCTCCACCTGATACGAGAGCAACTGCTCTTGCATTACTACCATTACCATTTACTGCAATAGTAGGAGCTGCTGTAAATCCTGTGCCACCACTAGTAACACGATAACCTACAATCTGTCCAACACTTGCAGCATCCTGAACATTTTTCTGTGACTGTTGAATGTTACTCAGTTCAGCAGCTGCTATAATCTTTTCTACAGGAATAAAGTTAGATGTAGAAAATGCTGTAAGTCTAGTAGCAGATTGTGTGAACAAGAACTTCCAAACATATCCATCAGTAGTCGTTACTGGTGATGTAGTAGTTCCTGTTGTATCAGGGTTTACAGTAGAAGCATGAACAGCATTCAAGTTATTTCTACCCTGCCTCAAACAAATGTAAACACGGTTAGATTCAGTAATTACATAATATTGACCATTTTGAGCAGAAGTTTGATTATCATTATATGCCTGATAGATTGTACCAGAAGCCCAATTATATCTTTTAGCAACATAACTTACTGATGCAATTTTTTGAATTGACTGTAGGCTGTTTCTAAATTCTCTTCTAGTAGTTCCAATGTCAGTAATGGTAGTTGGAACTGTATCAGTTTCATTCCAATCATCAGACTTACCAATACCCAAGTAGTAGTTGTTAGAATCAGCCTGTAAGTCTTCTATTAGTTTTTCTACTAGGATTTGTTTAGTGTCTGTAGTTACTATTGCTACCATTTTTTATCTCTTCTTATGTAATTACTACGTCGGTGTCTGCGGAGTCTTTATGCCCGATCAGATACCAGTATGAACCCGCCCACACTGCTTGTGTAGAACCATATTGACTTAGTGCGAAGTTTGTGCCATTACCGAAATTCGTTGGGGTGACTGTTGCTACAGCAGAGTTGATATTCAAAAAGATTTTATATTCACCAGTTGATGTGCCATCACCAAGAGTTGCAGCAATTGTGCCAGACCCTTTATTAAAAATAATAAGTGTATCAGAATCATTTACTGCGCCATCTTCGATCATTGTTTGAGTAGCAAAGGAAGCATTGATACCAACAGACGCAATGTTATTTCCACCAAGCGTCGTATAGAGTTCAGCAAAGTTATCATTAATCTTTTCGCCACCAGACCTTAGTGTATCACCAGTTCCGTCATTAGCATTTGTGCCGATATCTAAAGTTTGTCTTGCCATTTTACCTACTTACACATTGAGTTGTTTGGTTATATTTATCATCTAATTTGACTTAATTTGACTCAAACCAATGGACACTACGTCATCAATAGTAACTACCTTTAGTTTTCTTTCAAAAATTTCTATACCAAAATTAATAGGGTCACCATTAGAAAGAGGGATATCAGTTTGAAGACTGCCACCTTGCGGAAATCTGCTGGAGTTGTTAGTTATGAACCCTAAATTACTATCTCCCAACATTTCGCTAGGTTGTATATTTTCTCTTAAAAAAGAGTATTGTCTATCGGCGCCATTTTCAAAAAGAAACCTGTTCGCCGAAATAGTGCCATTTTGATAAACCTCGGGCTCAGCAACTTTACCAAAAATGTAAGCAGTGCCGTAAGCGCCCGCACCGACGCCCTCGAAACAACCATATAAGATTACAGCATATCCGTGTATGCTTGATCTGTCAGAGTCAACAAATCCATCAATCAAATCTCTTATCTGTGTTACATTTTTTGTACAATTAAAAACACCAGTATTTACAGGAACACTATCCCAAGTATCATCCAGAAGAAATTCAGGATTACTATTACCGTCAGTTAAATCAACTTCATAAGGAGTTGAACCATATGCCACTAACACTCTTTCATAATTAATAGCAGCAAAGTCAACAATTTCATTTGCTCTGAGATTGCCTGTTATATTCACTTCATTAGCTG